TCAAAATAATCTAATGCAGGTAAACGCTACAGTAAATAAGATAAGTACAAATATAATCAACATAACTAATAATCAGCAGAAATTTAATGATGAAGTTAAAGAAGGCGCTAATTCTACAGATAACCTTTTAGGAAAAGTAAAATCTTTAGCTGGTGCATATTTAGGGTTTCAAGGAATTAAAGCATTGGTAAATACATCAGATCAATTTGTTCAAACTACAGCAAGACTTAATATGATGAATGATGGGTTACAGAGTACTGCTGAATTACAGGAAATGATATATCAATCTGCACAACGTTCAAGAGCATCTTATACTGATACAGCTAATGCAGTAGCACAATTAGGTAATAGAGCAAAAAATGCATTTAATAGCAATGAAGAAGTAATAGCTTTTTCAGAACAGTTAAATAAGATGTTTACTATTGCAGGAGCTAGCCAGCAGGAAATGAGTTCAGCGACACTCCAATTAACACAAGCTTTAGGAAGTGGAGTTCTTAGAGGAGAAGAATTTAATGCAGTTTTTGAAGCAGCACCCAATGTAATGCAAGCAGTAGCTGATTATATAGGTAAGCCCATAGGTGAATTAAAAGATTTAGCAAGTGAAGGAGAAATAACCGCAGATATTGTTAAAAAAGCTATGTTTGCGGCAGCTGATGAAACTAATGCTAAATTTGAAAGTATGCCTATGACATGGGCACAGGTATGGACTACAATTTCAAATGCTGTTTTAATGGCAAGCCAACCGATATTGACAGCGATAAATTGGATTGCAAATAATCTTGATATTATTGGACCAATAGTGTTAGGAATAGCTGCAGCAATTGGAGTTTATGCAATCGGGACCTATGGAGTAGCAGCAGCTACAGCCGTATGGTCAACAGTACAAAAAGTTATTAATGCAGAGTTATGGGCTTGCCCAGTAACATGGATTGTATTAGCAATAATTGCATTAATAGCAGTGATTTATTTAGCAGTTGCAGCAATAAACAGATGGAAAGGCACTAATATAAGTGCAACTGGAATAGTGGCAGCAATATTTTGGAGTTTAGGCGCCGTTATATGGAATGTAATAGCCTATACATGGAATAAGTTTGCAGCATTTTATGAGTTTTTCATTAACATTAGTACAGATAAAACATATGCAGTTAAAAGATTATTTGTCAATTTAGCAACTAATGTAATAGATGCTTGTATTGCAATGACAAAGGGAGTTGATGGCTTTGCTACTAATTTAGCTAATGGTGTTATAGATGGGGTTAATTTAGCTATTAGAGCTTGGAATGCTTTTATGAATATATTGCCAGATAGCGTGAAGAGTTTTCTTCATATTGGTGTTGGAACAGAAAAAAGTCATACCGCAAGCATAACAGGGACTTTGCAAAATGCAAAAGCCAGTCTTCAAAATTTGTTAGGTGACAAACCAGAAGACTATATAGAAATTCCTAAAATGCAAATGAAAGATATAGGAGCTTCAGCTATGGCAGGATATAACTGGGGTGCCAATTCTAAATTAAGTAATTTATTTGATTCAGGAGTTGATAATACAGATTACCAATCTCTTTTAGATGCGGCAGAAGGAGCAAATCAAGGCGCAGGCGATACAGCTAAAAATACTGGAGCCATGAAAGATGCTTTAGATATAACAGAAGAAGATTTGAAGTATATGAGAGATATTGCAGAACAAGAAGTTATTAATAGATTTACTACAGCAGAAATAAAGGTTGATATGACTAATTATAATTCAGTTAATAGTGACCTTGACATTGATGGGATAGTTGACACACTGGCTATAAAAGTAGAAGAGCAGATGAATATTAGTGCAGAGGGGGTACATGAATAATGGCTTATAAATTTTATATGGATAAAGTTCTGCTTCCTGTACCACCTTCAAAAATGACTACTAAAATATCAAATAAAAATAAGACAGTAACACTAATAAATGATGGTGAAGTTAGTATTTTAAAATCGCAAGGACTTACAGAAATAAGTTTTGATTTATTACTTCCAAATGTTGAATATCCATTTGCAGATTATAAAAATGGTAAATTTAAAGAGGCAAAGTACTTTTTAGATAAATTTGAAAAATTAAAATTAAATAAAACATCATTTCAATTTATTGTAAGCAGAGAGTTATCTAAAGGAAAAGATTTATTTAGTACCAATATAACAGTTTCTCTTGAAGACTACAGTATTATAGAGGATGCAAAAGAGGGATTTGATGTTACAGCATCGATTAAGTTAAAGCAATATAAGCCATTTAGTACAAAGGTTGTTCAGCTTCAGACTACTATTGCGGCTAGCAGTAGTTCTGGAGTTATTTTTATACCTGCAAAAGAAGAAACACCGCCTAAAGTAAATACAAGTACAATACCACCTTATACAGTAAAAAGTGGTGATTGTTTATGGAATATTTGCAAAAGATTTTTAGGTGATGGTAGTAAGTATTCTCAGATAGCTAAATTAAATAATATATCTAATCCTAATCTAATATATCCAGGTCAAGTAATTAGATTCTCATAAGGTTGGTGATTAAATGAGTCATGAAATAATAATAACAAACAAAGAAACAATGTACTATCCTGTAGTAGAAGAAGGAATAACATGGGAAACAGAAAGAAAAGGAAGTCCGGGCAAAGTTACATTTAAAATTTATAAAGATTCTGTTTTAAATATAGAAGAAGGTAATTCGGTAAGTATAAAGAAAGATGGGCAAAATGTTTTCTTTGGTTTTATATTCACTTTTAAAATTGATAAAGAAGGATTTTATAATATTACTGCTTATGATCAATTAAGATATTTTAAGAATAAGGATACTTATTACTATGTAAACAAAAAGGCAAATGAAATGCTTAAGGAATTAGCAGTAATGTTTAATTTAAATGTTGGCACACTTGATGATACGGAATATATTATTCCTAAAAGACTTGAAGAAGATAAAACTTTATTCGATATGGTTCAGAACGCCTTAGATTTTACTCTACAGAATAAAAAGAAAATCTATGTTTTATATGATGACTTTGGAAAGCTAACACTTAAAAATATTGAGAACATGAAGCTTAATATACTTATTGACGAAGAAACAGCAGAAAACTATTCTTATACAAGTTCTATAGATAGTAATACCTACAATCAAATCAAATTAACATTTGACAATGAGGATACTGGGAAACGTGATGTTTATATGTCTAAGGATACAGGTAATATAAACAAGTGGGGATTATTGCAGTACTTTGAGAAGATAGATGATAGTGTTACAAATCCACAAGCAAAGTGTGATGCATTATTACAGCTATATAATAAGAAAACTAAAAATTTAAGTATAAGTAATATTCCTGGAGATGTAAGAGTAAGAGCTGGAACAAGTGTTGTTATAATGTTAGATTTAGGAGATATTAAATTACAAAATTATATGTTAGTTGAAAAAGCAAAACATACATTCAAAGAAAGTGAACATACAATGGACTTAACTCTAAGAGGGGATGTGTATTTTACAGATGGCTAATTTAAATGAAACTATAAAGAAACTTGCATTAGAAGCAATCACAGAAGGTAAACCAGTAAATATTACTTATGGAGCTGTAAAGACTATAAATCCTTTAAGTATAGAAGTGGAAAATTTAAAAATACTTCCTAAAGAGTTTTTTGTACTAAGTAGAAATGTTACCAATTATAAAGAAAATATTACTATGGATGGAGTAAACAAAACTATAATCATAAATAATGAGCTTAAAGTAGGAGAAAAAGTTATTTTAATAAGATTTCAAGGTGGACAGGATTATCTTGTATTAGATAGGATGTGATAATTATGATACCAGGTTCAACATTAGACACAACAAGAATAGAGTTCACAGAAGTACCAAGCAAAACATTTAAGTTAAATGCTAATACAAATAGAATTAATGGTACAATAGATGAACTCGAAGCAGTAAAACAAGCTATTTATTTAAGACTAAATACTGAAAAATATGATTATATAATATACAGTTGGAATTATGGAGTAGAAACGAAGGATTTATTCGGTGAAGATATAACTTATGTTTATCCAGAGTTACAAAGAAGAATAACAGAAGCATTGACACAAGATGATCGTATCAATAGTGTTGATGCTTTTTCTTATGAGAAGGTTAAGAATAAGGTGACTTTATATTTTACCGTTCATACAAAGTTTGGTGATGTTGATAGTGAGAAGGAGGTGGACATTTAATGTATGAAGATATCACTTATGATTTATTAGTGAATAGAAGTCTTGCAAGAGTAGATAGTGGATTTGATACAAGAGAAGGAGGACCTATTCATACTCCAGTAGCAGCGGTTTGCGTTGAGCTTCAAAATATGTATATTGCATTAGATGGACTGTTAAGTGAAACCTTTGCTGATACAGCAAGTCGAGAATTTTTAATTAAGAGAGCAGCAGAAAGAGGGATTACACCTATAAATGCTACTTATGCAGTATTAAAAGGAAAATTTGATATTGCTGTAGATATTGGTTCAAGATTTACTTGTGATAGCTTAAGTTATAGAATCATTGAACTAATAAATGATACTGAACATACCTATAAGTTACAATGTGAAACACTTGGAACTATTGGAAATGGTACGTTCGGAAATATGATTCCTATAGATCATATACAAGGGTTAACAAGTGCTAAATTAACTGAATTATTAATACCTGGAGAAGATGAAGAGGGTACAGAAGAGTTGCGAAAAGATTACTTTGAAAGTTATGATAGCAAGGCCTTTGGTGGGAATAGAGCAGATTATAAAAAGATGTTTAAAGATGATATAAGTGGTGTAGGTGGTATAAAGATTTATAGAGTTACAGAAAGTAATAAGTTTATAAAAATTGTTGTTATCACTTCAACATGGCAAAAACCAACAACAGAATTTATTAATAGTATACAAGAGCAATTAGATCCAATAGAAAATCAAGGTGAAGGAATTGGACTTGCGCCAATAGGCCATAAGGTAGTTATTAACCCAGTAAATGAAACAGAAATTAATATTTCAACCAATCTAACATATCAAGGTGGATATTCTTTCGATGATGTAAAAGACTATATAAATACCACTATAGATGAGTATTTTATTGAACTTAAAAAGACATGGTCTGATAATGATAATTTAGTAGTAAGGATAAGTCAAATTGAAACAAGATTATTGAATATCGAAGGAATACTTGATATTGCTGATACCAAAATAAATAGTATAGCTGAAAATCTTGTATTGGATGCTGACAATATTCCTAAGAGGGGGACTGTAAGTGAGCAGAGTAATTAGTATTTTAGACTATATTCCACCAGTACTAGCAGATACAGAAGAACAAAAACAGATTTCTAAAGCACTTAACCCAGAAATAAATATGTTGTGGGCAGAAATAGAAAGGGCACAAAATAATCAATTTATAAGTTCTAGTGATGAATATGGTGTTGCTCATAGGGAGAATATGCTTAGCATTAAACCTAAAAACACTGAAACTTTAGATGATAGAAAGTTTAGATTGTTATCTAGAGAAATAGAAAAATTACCATACACATATAGAGTTTTGAAAAATAAATTAAAAGCTTTATGTGGAGAAAATGGATATACATTAAATATTGATTATGATAATGAAATAATAAAAGTAAGAGTTGATCTAATTTCTAAAAAGGCATATGAAGAAGTTGAGTTAATGTTAGAAAAAATGTCACCTTTAAATATGCTTATTGATTTATCTTTACTTTATAACAGTCATAAAATACTTTCAGGATTTACACATAGACAATTAAATCAATATACACATAAACAATTAAGAGAGGAAGTGTTTATAAATGAGTGATTATCAAGGGACATACACCACTAATTTAAATTTAAGTAAGGATAGTGTTGATGATAGCTATGATGTAGAAAGAGTCAATTCTAATTCAGATAAAATAGATAAATGGGCAGGAGAAATTACTACGCAATTGAACGATTTGGCGAATCTTAATTTATTTATAAATGGTGGCTTTTCAGTTTGGCAGAGGGGAACATCATTCTCTACTAACGGATATACTGCTGATAGATGGATGTATGATGTAGAAGGTGATGACAAAGGTAAAATTGTTAGACATGCTAATGGTGGCGTTCAAATTAAATTAATTTCTAATAAAAGATTTTGGTTTATGCAAAGAATTGAGTTAAATCAAGAACTTAAGAATATTTTTTCGAATAGTACTGTTACTTTATCATTTTATGTGACTACCAGTGCTGGTGTAAAAATAAGTCCTTATATTAGAGTATGGTCTCCAAGCAGAAATGCAAATATATTTTTGAAATCATATGAAGCAAAGGCAACAAGACAACTAATCGAATGTCAGATTACACTTGGAGATTTGAGTTCTGATGATTGGTTAGGAATAGACATTTTTAGGATAGAAGAAGATAACAAATTTACAGTAGGAGATGATTTATATATAAGATTTGAAAATGCAAAATTTGAACTAGGTTCAAAAGCAACACCATTCGTCCCACGACCATATGGCGAAGAATTGGCTTTGTGTCAAAGATATTATTATAGATGGGGAAATGAAAGAGCTAGGTATAGAGCTGTTGGTATTAATGGCAATCAATTATTCTTTTTTGTACCATTACCTACAACATTAAGAATAATACCAACTATAAATAATGCATTTTCTATAAATACTTTAAGTGGAGCAGGTGTGTCAGATTTTACCTTTGCAGTTAACATTGTACCTATGGGGATGATAGTTCATGCTACAAAATCGACTCATGGAATGAGTGATGGACAGTTAATGCTATCTGATGATGGAAGTTTAGATGCAGAAATATACTAGGAGGTGCAACATGGAAGAATTCAAGTATAAAATATATATAAAAACAGATAAAAATAATTGTATTATTGGCGTAGAAAGTGATTTAACCTTAGAAGATACAAGTGGATATATACAAATTGATGAAGGTATTGGGGATAAATATTCTCATGCACAAGGTAATTATTTTCCAAGAGATAAGCCGTTAAGAGATTCGCAAGGCAGATGTAATTATAAATATGTAAATAATGAAGTTGTAGAGCTAACTGATGAAGAAAAGGAAAGCTTATTTCCTATACCAGTACAGCAACCAACAGAACAGCAAATATTAAATGCTAAGTTATTGCAGGATAATGCTAATATGCAATTAGAGTTGGAAGAACAAAAGAAATTAAATGCACAAATATTATTACAAATAGCGGGAGGTAGTACAAATGCTTAGTTATATTAAAGAATACTATTTGTTGGGACTTTATACAGAAAGTAATTTAGATGTATTTGTTAATGCTAGATGGATTACAGAAGAACAAAAGCAAGAAATTATTGCAAGTAAAGCTACGCAATAGGCGAAAGGGATGCAGTAAAATAAAATTCAAAAATTAATAAATGAAAGCATAATTTAGAGGTCATATGGACCTTTTTATTATGCTTATTTTATATTAAAAATTAAGAAAGAGGTGCAATATGGATGATAAAGACACTATACAAGAAA